ATAAAATCTCAATAGATATATTTAAAGTCCCTCTAGTTCCTTTGAGACTTAAAATTGGGCGAACTCTTACTATTTAAAATTCGTTCGCATAAGAAAAAATAAATAGAATATTATAAAATAAGATATATAAATAAATATTAAAGATATATAAATTAGGTTGTTTTGGTGTAAAAAATCATGGCATTTTGATTATTAACATCAACCAATCCAGTTCCTAACACTGAATGGTCGACACCGATCGCGGTGAAATTTGGTTGAGGTGCTCCACCTCCTACTATAGCTGCTGGCAAATAAATTTGAGGACTATGCACTTGATAGCCTGCTCGAGCCGTATCATCGGCGGCGGCAAAAATCGAAAGTGATATACCTCCTTTCCTATTCGTTCCATCTGTTCTAAATTGTTGAGGAACAAATAAAACTATAAAACCTAAGTTCGTAGTCGGGGTAGTGGCTAACACTCTTGTGAAAGGAGCGCATTTACTCACGTAATCGCCCACAAAGCGATAAGGAGACATATTCGGAACCTCTCCCTCTAACATACAATAACTAGCAGCATTTTCATTTGTAGCAGTATAAGAGGCAACAGCCGCAAAAGAATTGACAGCCAAATTTGGACACTCCTGAATAACCGTCTGAGCCGACATTTCTGGATCACCCACTCCTAAGCGAGTGACACTAAAAATCTCGCGGCCTGACAAACCTATTTGAGCAGAAGCATTGGAAGTTGGGACTGTACTAGCCCAGTTAAAAAATCCTGTAGAACCACCAGTGTTACCTTGCAATTGAAATCCAGGCGGTATATACCAAGCAGTGGCATTTGAAGACCCTTCGACAAGCAATTTGAAACGTGCTCCTCCGGCATACCCGTGAAACATGTGTTGCAACACACGCAAAGTGGAAGCTGCTACATGAAGCTGAGTAGCACCAATATTAGTTTTGGCTGGTCTAATACCCAACTCCTCCGCTACATCTATCAAAACCAAACCTCCAGCTGTCGTCAACACATCATTATCCAGGTTAATTTTATTGGTCAAATACATTCGTCTAAACATGTCTCTTAAGGACACGATAGGGCGCATAATACCAGTATCAAAAGGTACAGACTTATCAGATGGTGTGAAAGTTACACTCTTTTGTAAACCTACAGGTTCAGGTACCTTAGAATCTTCGACTATCTCTCCCTGGGCCTCTAAATTTATAAGTGGCTGCTCCTCTTCTTCTGCAGCTGCTATAGAGGGTGTTTGAACAACACTGTGCGACAAAAACATACGCATTGGATTTGTAGAATAACCATAAAAATTAAAATCATCTCCAGCTGAAATATAAACATTAAAAGAAACATCAGAAACAACTGACCCGTTTATAACTAGAGGCTGAGCTAAGTAAACATAATACATTCCCATCTGAGAGGCCATCAACGTATGATCTAAAGTATTAGGCAACACATCAGTGGGGGCAGCATATGGCAAAACTACCGTTTGCACTTGCCCGCCGGCTGAGAACTCCAAAGTATCGGTCATCAAGTTGGGAATAGATTGCAAATTAGGATACTGATTTAAACCGTTTTTACGAAGAGAATAATCTCTAGCCACAAGTAATTTACAATAATGAAAATTAGACATCACAGATTGAATATGAATTTTGATACTCCCCTTCCAAAAACGAGTGAGATAATACATAGTTTGAAAAAGATTATCCCACCCCTTTGTAGTTATAACTTCACCAGCAGTGTTAGTATAAATGTATGAATTCTGTTGAGAAACCGGACACATGGGCCTTGCCCAACATATAGTGCCGGTAGGATCTGATGCATTGATCCTAAAAGTGCCAATTAATTGAGGTTTAGTTATTACTTCTCTCATTAACATTTCATCTCTCTCAGTATCAAACAAATAATCGGAACAAATCCGATCATACTCACCATAAGGATCCATCTTCTCGAACTGTTTGGGCATATCCACAATATTAGGCATCTGTCGAGTAACGACATGGTCTTTAGTTTGAATATTGGGATAATTATTAGCATCTAAACCAGTATATCGAGTGATCAAAGAACGGGTGACATCCAATATGTCTGAAGCCGTATTCCTAGCAACATTAAAAGTTGTGTCTAAAAAACTAGAAGCAGCACCCTGAACCCCAGAAACAAAACCCTGGGCCACTAAAGTGGGTACAGGTTCGTACGTAGGATCTGTATGAGGAATATAAAACTCCATATCCTCATATTCTGCATGAACGGAAAAAGATAAAGTGGTAGAAGAACCTGCAGGTCCTTCTAACGGATTAAGCACAACTGCCAAAACTTGGGCATAATTGCCAAATGAAAAATTGGGTTGAATGGTCAGCTGATCCAAATCACACTTGCCTAACTTAGTATTAAAATAAAATGGAACTTCCAAACTAACCGCGGTCGACTCATTAGCAAAAGCAAACACATGAGGACCCGCCATCAACGAATTAACATCGGCATTTGGAATAGGAGTTGGAGCTCCAGCGATACGAAACCCTACTGGCTGAGCGGCAAATAAAACACACCCTTGATGCATAGGTGTTCCAGCAATCTGAATGGTTAAACGAATCTTACAACGGTAATAAACGGAAGCAAAAAATGGCAACTTAGCCAACGTACTCAAAAAGAGAGAGCTCGGAACATTAAATCCATTTACAAAATCACCTCCAAACGTCTGAAAAAGTTCTGTTCCCTTAATTTGTGAAGTAGCCCAAGGAACAGTAGATATATAATAGGGCTTATTTAAAATACGCGTATAATCCATAGCGAGTTCTTGAGGAACACAAGCTAGCTTTGGAAATTTAGTGTACATACGCTCAGGTTCTATAGCTGAACGCGCTTTAATTGAGGAAAAATATTTATTCACTGTTTCCTTCATTCCAGTGTCTTCATTGTAATTATAAGTATTGTTTGCTGTGGCATTATTTTATAGATAGGGATACAAACCACAATAAGTATCAATAACCCATCTCCTTATATTATAAAATATTAATAAGTCAGTCGCTCCTTTCCATTTAAGGTTCGGAAAAGATTATAACGCAATATATAACTTAAAAATACAAATTTGGTTCCCCAAAACTAACCGGGACCGAAACATTTTCATCTGTGTAAACAGACTTCATATATCCCAGAGACAGCCTATTATAGGGCACCTTAAACTTATCCAACCTTTGATAAAAATCGGATAATAAAAATTCTCTGTCACTATGTAAATAAAACTCCCGCTGTGCTGCGTGAATCTTATCTTGTAGAACACTCAACTGGTCTTTACCAGCCATGTAATACGAGAGAGTGTTTTGGATCACTCTCAGCTCCAAGGGACAGACCACCTTCTTCAATAAATTATGGTAAACAAAAGATCTTTTTAAAAAAGTAACTTCAGAAATATCTTGGAACGGAACAACAATGGGTTTCTTAACAGAATCGGTAAAACCCATATTAACACTTTCAAAAAATTCTTTCATAGTAATAGCATTTAAGGTATCATGATGCTTCCTTACAACATTTAATTTATCATCCCCATAAACAAAATCATCCACAGATTTCCAAAAATCGATTATAGTGGGGTTCTGGACATTACGAAAATACCAAATAGCGGTATACAACTTGTTAATAATGCTATTCATGATAGCGGTCAGATAACTCCCAGAAGGCATGGAGTGAGTAGTCAAAAAAGTGTCTTTCCCTATCACAACCAACGAGTTAGTTAGTGTACCTACTAGAGCCCACAATAAATTCTTGTTATCACTCGTACTCTTATCAACTAAAAATTCGGCGAGTAACTGTTGAAGTTCGGCATTCATACTTCCATCCCAATTCTTAATATCACCAGCAAAAACCTTGCCGGTACACAGACTTTGATAAATACTAGGCCACTCCTTTATCGGATTACAGCCTACCATAATTTTATTAAATCCTCTATTTTGCATAATATGCTCTACCAACCTACCAAAATATTTTTTGACTAAAAACTGCTGAGATAAGGTACCAATTCTAAAACTACGAGGTACCCCCTCTTTCTCCTCATTACGCAACTCGTCTTTTAAACACTCTTGCCAAACTAGATGTTGCCAATCCACACTACCATGTGTTGCTTTGCTCTCTATCTCCACTAACATCTCTTCAAAATGAGGAGTAGGAACACCTTGATCAAAATCTATATATTTGGATTTATCTTTGTCAAGCCCAAACCCATTTGAAGAATCTTTATTTAAGCCCGCTAGCAATGGGGTTCCCACTACAACTTCCTTCGAACTCAAAACTCCAAAATCATCTATAAAAGAATCCAACACCAGACGGCAAAAACGAATCTCTTTATCTTTAAGAGCTACACAAGGAGTAAAGGACTTCTTACTTACTTCTTTCAAGGTATCAGCTCCATATTTTTTTAAATCTGCAGGGAACCGATCAACTGGATAGATTCCATACAAAGCGGAATCAACCAACGAGGAATTATCAGGGGTATGGGATTGCAAACCAGTTTGATAAAATTGAACCACACTACTATTGTCTCTAACTTTCTCAGAAAACTCAAAATCTAGCTTCACCACTGGTTTGTTTTTCTCCATAATATCACGTAAATCTTTTAAAACTTCTTCAGTCAACATAGTGGCAACTCCAAAATCCTCAACTACATGACCAGCAACATGAATACCTAGAACACCTCTAGAAGTGGAAAACAAAACAGAACCACACAATCCATTTGCTTGCACGTCATAAGTCATATAGTCGGGTTTAGTAGTGTACTTCTTAACGAACTCGCCAAACCTAAAACTATACTGACTAACAGACCCCAAAGTCTTTGGAACGTCAATCTTACGAAAACCCATTCCGGAAACCAAATAAAACTGTTCTTTGTTAGTTGATCGCTTCCCGAACCATTGTGAAACAGATTTAAAAGGACTAGGAAAATTTTTAGGCAAGGAATACAAAGCTATATCATACTCGTTGTTGATATACTCTCGTTCTATACTTGTGTATTCCAACCAAACATGGTTAGCTTGCTTATTCCGGTAAATCTTAATCTTCATCTCTTCAGTGGGACTTAAATGGGCAGGCAACAAAATCATACGACCGCTCACGAGACACTGACAAGACATCTCAACGTCCTCAGCACGAATTGAACATTCGTAGACATTCTTCATCAATGCCTCAACCGAATTATGCTCACCTTGAGCATTACGAGTAAACTTTTCTCCTTGACCTTGTAATTCCTTAGGGACTTTTCCAGAACAACTCCAAGCGTAAACGGCATAAACAACAAGAGCAGTAATCACACAAAGGGCACCCCCCATATAAAACTTAAATCTCTTAGAACTATCAGAAATACTTTTCCAAACCGTGGTATCACTCCAAGCATCTAACAAGGATAACAACTCATCACGCAAAACATCAAAAATAATTGAACTGATATCTGAACCAAAAAACGAAAATATCTTTTTAGGGGTTTTTAAAACGTCAACAAAATCCATCAGACCCTGTGCCTTCAAATTTTTACCTAGTGGTAGCAAAACACTATCTTCTTCTGCAGATTGATATTCATCATCCTGCTTAATTTTCTTTCCAACGGAAAAAGAAATAGGTAACTCTAAGCTAACAACTACAGGCGTCGAAACGATCTCTTCGGGAGGATAAAAAATATCTCTTACAATATCCTTAATCTCCGACAAATTTTTATTCTTAATCTCCTCCGGAATTACATGACTCTTCTGGATACTTCTTTTCTTCAATTCAAAAGCTTTGACAATGGATCCCATCCATACGCGTAAACCTTCCAGCTGGGAAGTTGGTTTTGTTATTACAAAGCTCTCAGTAATCTTCTTAGTTTTATCTAACTGATCTAATTTAAGATAAGAAGGAAAACCCTTTTGAAAACGTTTTGTGACTAAATCAAAATATCTAAACACAACTTCACCTCTAAATAAACCATTTTCCAATTTCAACTGATTACAATCGAAAATAAATGCTCGCCTCCAAAGAGCTTCAATATTGGCAATTCCATCGCTTTTACACAATCCTCCTAAGGTCATAAACTGATTAGTAGAAGCTAAAATTGTATGACTCTTAAAAAACTTTGTATCTTTCAACTTCGCTTCCGCACACTCCAAAGGCATCTTAACACTGGAAACCATATTAATAATGGTTCTCCATTGACTAATTCCTTTTTGACCTACATCATCCATATAAAAAATATCTTCAAAATTATAAGAGTCATAAAAATCTTTACCCTCATTGACATCGGGAATAGAGTGACAATAATTACTTCCCCCCAAAACAGCAACAACTTGATTAAGTAATATGGATTTACCACAAGCGGGGGGTCCTTCAAAAACAAATAAATTAGGTTCAACGCGAGAAATTTCTTCATTAGCATCCACAATTTTGAGGTGTAGACGCCACTTGGTTAATAAATCACCAACAGCTCCACTCCTTCGACTCCAATCCATAAGCTCAGTGCAGGTTTCAAATTCCCCATTCAAATCCTTACACTGTCGTCGGTATGCTTCTCCGTTAAAAATACGCTTATCCTTAACTGCCTCATCCATCAACTGCTTCATCTTACTAAGAATTCTGTGTTTGGATCCAAACCCAATATAAGAGAATAATCTAACAATGGTTGAAGTAACCTCTTCGGAAACCCCCAAAGACTTTGTAACAAAAAGCAAAAAATTTTCTAACAACTCAAACAATTTATGAATCAACGAAAAATCATCCAAAAGCTTAGTATTGGATAACATAGTTATATGCTTCACTAAATTCTGGAGCGTATTAGGCAAAAATGGTAAGGCGGAAGCCAACAAAATAGTTTCCAGCCCCTGAGCTTGTAAATCAAAATGATCAATCAAACTAAAAATGGACATACAAATAGAAATCAGACTATCCAATCGATTAGTATTATCAGATCTAGCAAACGAAATAAACTCCATTAATAATTTAACGACTATGAGAGTAAATCTCTTATTAATCTTCGACATAACGCTCTCGGCTCCATTTATTATACTAACTACCTTACCGTGGGTATCAACTAGAGTGGTAATCATTCTAGTGAAACCGCTAAAAATTGAAAAACCACCCTGGGCCTCCAACAGACACTTTCGAGCTTGACTACGCGGAATCTCTCCAATAATACGCACCTTATAATCTTTGAATTCGATCACGGCACCTTTTAATTGAGAAAATCGTTCTTTTGACACTATTTTAAGTTCTCCAGTTCTTACATATAAAACTTTTAATTCTTTCTCCATTACACCTTCACCAATTTCATTTTTATTTTTATTTTTATTTGATTTTTTATTATTTTTAATAGAGTCCTTTTTAATGCCTTGATTCTTTTCTTTAATTTGACAATTCATTTTTGTTTTGTTTTGAATATATATAGACGAAATTCCTAAACTAAGTAGCTCCATGCGTACTCTAGGTGTGAAAATCATCATCTTTAGATCCAACGGGATCAAAATACAAAACGAAATAAATGGAATATATAGGTTATATAGTTAAATTTTTTCGACATAGAATAAAGTGGCCTCGGACGCTTATCCCCCGGCGGGACTAACACCGGTCAATAAGTGTACCTAAATATATATATCCACTAATAAGGTGTAATTTATCAAATCCTAACCACAGGCTCCATGCGCAATGGGTTTAATTCGAGAAAATACAACAATATCAACAAATACATATAAGAAGGACTGAGAATCTGTTATTTTAAACGAGCCAGAACAATTAAGTGTAAGCTGCTTAATCAACTACCAGATTCTACGGAGAAAGGCAACCAACTCCGTGCGCGTAAACGCTCATCGGTACCCTTATTATTCAATCTACTAACAAGCAATAAAATTCATAAAAAATTTCCGTAAACTCGATCATAATATCAGCGAGCACTTATAAAAGCGCCCCTAAAAACAATACCAAAGGTTGGAAAATTTAACTACAAAAGTAAGAGAACAATCACAAAGAATATCTTTGTGATTATGCTCCCCCTTTCGTG